ACTATGTGGTTAACTTTTCCACAGGAACAGGAAATACACCATCCAACGGTATTATAAACCTAGATGGTGAAATTGCAGTATCATTTGAAACAGAAACTGGTACACTAGCATATTGGGTTGCAACCGGAGGCGAGTGGGTGAAGATGACGACAGTGGGTGTTACACCAGGCGGTACAGGCGGTGCAACCAACTTAGATAGTATTATTATTACACCTGTATGGCCAGATTTAATAAGCAACACTAAACAATATTGGGTTAAGACTGGTGCAGCAGCACAAGGCGTAGATATTGTATTGCTTAAAATGAGCGCAACAACTTCGCAGTTTGCTCAACAACTTGTGCCTGTGTTAGCTAACTCGGTTGCAGCTGATGCATATTATGCATCGGGCACAACAGGTGCTACAGGTAAGCTATTTGCTGATTATTCCTCCGGAAATACATTGGTTATTAAGGTAGGTACAGCATATGCAGCAGCGTACAGCACTGTAACCACAATAATCGGATCTTCGACTACACCAATGGCAGGACCTACAGCAGGTACATTATGGTTTAATGCTGAGGTAGGTATTAACGGTGCAGGATTTTCTACAGTAGACGTATTAGTGTGTACTGGCAACGGTACATGGGACAATGTTGTGTTACCTGGACAAATAGCACCACCAACAGTGGGCCATGTTCTTATTGCTGGCGATGCATACACTTTATTTGCACAATCTGGTGATCCAAGAGACAACCCTTCAGCACCTATTATGGTAGCGGGCGATATATGGGTTGATACAGATTTAGCACCATATCCTGTTATTAAACGCTGGTCAGGCACAGCGTGGACATTAGTTGATAATACAGATCAAACATCACCTAATGGTATTATTTTTGCAGATGCACGGCCTAGCCCTCTATTTGGCACCAACACAGGTGTAAATAACGGTAATGTAGCATCAACACCAGACTTAGATCCAGATCGTCCAGATGCTGATTTATATCCACGTGGTTTCTTATTATGGAATACTCGTTACTCTACAAATAATGTAAAACAATGGAATTCTACATTTTCTTATGGTGGAGTTGCAGCGCGAGCAGATAACACAAATAGCGAATCTTTAGGTCGTTGGGTTACATACTCTGGTAACAATGTAGGTGGTGTGCCTTATATGGGCGCAGCAGCACAAAATATTTGTGTTGTAAGAGCAATCCAAGAAATGATTACTTCTAACGAAGAAGTTCGCTCAGAAGATTTATATTTTAACTTGATTGCAGCACCTGGATATGTTGAAGCGATAGACGAAATGTTGTTATTAAACGAAGATAGACAAATGACTGCATTTGTTGTTGGTGACTCTCCATTTACTTTATCTCCAACAGGTACAACATTGCAGGCATGGGCATCAAATAGTAATAGTGCATACGGCAACGGTGTAGATGGGTTAACTTCGGCAAGTAAATACTTCGCATCTTGGTATCCAAGTGGATTGGCAACCAATGTAGATGGAACAGACGTTGTTGTTCCACCATCACACATGGCATTGCGTACTATTGCATACAACGACCAAGTGGCGTATCCGTGGTTTGCCCCAGCAGGATTGCAACGTGGTGTGGTTAATAATGCAACATCAGTCGGATATGTAAATAGTTCCGGACAGTATATAACTGTTAAGCTAAGTGAAGGACAGCGAGATATATTATATCAAAATAATATCAACCCTATTAGAACTATGCCATCGGGTGGAGTTGTGATATTTGGACAAAAAACACGCCAGCTTTACTCAAGTGCAACAGATCGTATCAATGTAGTTCGTTTAGAAAACTATTTGCGTTATCAACTTAACTTGTTAGCTCAACCATTCTTGTTTGAACCAAATGATTCTGTTACAAGAAAGGCTGCTAAGGATGCATTTGATAGATTCTTATCAGAGTTGATTACATTGCGCGGTTTATATGACTATTTGGTTGTATGCGACACAAGCAATAATACACCTACTCGTATAGATAGGAACGAGTTGTGGATTGATATTGCAATTCAACCTGTTAAAGCAGTTGAGTTTATTTACATTCCTGTGCGTATTAAGAACACAGGCGCATCTTTATCGGCATAAGCGGATAATATACGAAAATAAAGGGACCTCGGTCCCTTTATTTGTGATAAAACTTCATAAACATAGATTTCCTATAAGAAAAGATATTCTCTTTTTGATAAATACTTGATAAACAATCACTATTATACCATATGATAAAAAATTCATAAATTTGATAAATAGTATTAGCTTTTAAGCAGGAGAATATAAATGGCAAATTTATCCAAATTCGGTGTTCCGTTAGATGGAAACAAACTTGGTATATTACACCCGAAACAGAAATATCGTTTCAGGGTTGTTTGGCAAAATTTTGGCGAGAATAATGGATTGCGAGAAATGACACAGAATGTTATCACATGCTCTCGTCCTAAGGTATCATATGCAGAGGCAGAATTGCATTCATACAACTCTGTTGCATGGATTGCAGGAAAGCATACATTTGAAACCATCGAAATTAAGCTAAGAGATGATATTACCAACGCAGTCGTATCGTCTGTGGGTGCTCAGGTGCAAAAACAAATGAATCATTTCGAACAAACAAGTGCTGTAGCAGGCATAAACTATAAGTTTGCAATGGAAATTCACTCAATGGATGGTACAGATAACGAGCAGTTAGAATCTTGGGTGTTAGATGGATGCTGGTTAAAGGATGTGCAGTACAGTGATGGTGATTACTCGAGCAGTGATGCTCATGAAGTTACATTAACTATTAGATTTGATAATGCAACAAACGTGTCTGGACCTAACACCAACCAAGGAACAACAGTGGGCGGTAATCCGTTCCCGAATATAGCATCACCAACAGGTGGAACCACTTTCGCATGACGCTGTTTACTATTTGTCATAAATACATTACACAAAGTAAGGGTATTTTATGTCAACTGGTGAGAAATGTAATAATAAAGATTGTAGAATAATAATAACAGAACACAGGAAGAATGGGCAGTATAAAAATATTGCTGTTCTTCCTGTCGTCGTTTAGGTGTTTCCGAAAAGGCAAAACAAACTTCGTTGTTAAGATACGGTGTTACCAATCCATCTAAGGCCGACATAATAAAGGATCGTATTAAAGAGTCGTTTAATGTAAAATATGGAGAAGGTATTACGAATGCAATGAATAAAGAAAAAATAACAGAATTGAAGAAGGAGTTAACTGAAGAAGAGAAAATTAAACTGTTGCAAGAAGGTATAAAAATATTAGACAGAATGAAAAAAAATACAGACGAAGCATATATTAGGAAGCAAAATGAGATTAGTCGAAATAATAAAACCTAATATAGATAAAGAAACACTGTCAGCTGAGGTGTTAAAAATCCTTTCGCAACAAAGGTATATAATTATTATAGAGATAATAAATTAAAGACAAATAATTATTCTGTGCAGGCAGTTGATGTATTTAGTTTCACGGATTTAAATGCACATGTAATTGATGTGTATAATATATTAGAAATAACTAAAACAATATTTGATATAGAATCCGAAACATACAAAATTGCATATTTCCTATCTGAATATTTTAGTTATTATGATAACTAAGAGAAGATAAATAACACACTATGCCATCATTCTCAAGTTTAATCACGACACTGACAGGTGCAGGATTCTTTTACGAAAAAAGTCCGAGGCACGCTACATATAACTTTAATCAAGACGGTAAGTCGTTATACACTAATCAGCCGCGATTTCCTTTTGAGTTTTATATAAACATAAATCTTGCCAATGTAGGCACTGCAAAAGATTATATTTCTACTGTATTTAATACTGCGTCGTGGTCTCAAGTTACACCGCTTGTAAAGAGCATTGAGATGCCCTCTATGAAGATAGAGACAACTGCATTAAATCAATACAACAGAAAGAGATTAAGCCAAACAAAAATAGAATTCAACCCGATTAAAATGGTGTTCCACGATGTTGCAGATGGAAAGACTTTAAAATTCTGGGAAATGTATTATAGATATTATTTTGCCGACGGCAATGAGGCAGGAAATAACGAAGCTATTTTACCACCTGGTAAGAAAAAGCCCATGACAGTTGAACAACTGATAAAGAATATAACACCTTCCATAAACCCTAATATAACAAGTTTAGCAACAAGCGTAAAGAATTTAATAAATGGCACCCAGCCTGCCGCAAAACCTACCCCGACAAATACATTAGGGCAGAAGAGTGCCATACAGAATATTGTCACAGACACACTTGATAATCACAACTTTGGATTTAACTTAGATAGAGTAAAAGATATTCGTAATCTAATACAATCGATAGATATATTTCAGGTGCACGGTGGTAGATTTAATAAAGTAACGTTGGTAAATCCACGTATAGCATCATTCAATCACGATACACTCAACTATGCATCAACTGATAAGACAATAGAAATCACTATGTCTATAGAATATGAATATGCGTATTACGAAATACAAAATATGAAGTTAGGTAGCACAACAACTGATAACGGGTCTTCTACAGAACCATTTGAACACGGTGAGTTCTTAGAAC